GCATTGCGCCCGGCGTCCTGCAGCCGCTTGAGCTGCGACTCGACGCCGGCCGTGCTGCTCTGCACCTGGCCCAGCGCGCGCAGGGCGCCGGTGGCGGTGCCGTCGATGATCAGCTTGAGCGAGAGGTTGCCGGCCACGTTTTACTTTTCCGAAGACAATTCACAGGCCAGCACGAAGACTGGCCACGGGTAATCCCAAACCGCCGCATGGCCGCTGGCGGCCAGCGCCAGGGCGGACGTTTCTAGGCTGCGGAGAGTGCCGACCGCCCCAGCGCCAGCGCCCGGCTCCGCATTGCGAAAAAATCCGCATTCAACGCCTCGGCGGCGGCGAACACCTGGCGCAGCTCGGAGGGCGCCAGGCCGGCGACGGCCTCGGTCGTCAGGTCGGTCATGCGCAGCAGGTCGGGCAGGCTGAATTCCTCGAACAGGGCGGCATCCACCAGATCGCCGGAGACCATGCCGGCTTCCTTCAGCCAGGCGCGAATCTCGCCGACCGTCAGCTCGCGGACCTGAACCTTCAGGCCCGCGACCTCGATTTCACGAATCACGCGCATATCAGTTCGTCACGCCGACGGCGCGCAGTTTGTAATACTGGCTGACGCCGGTGCCGGTCTTGCTCTCGTCCTTGAGCAGCGTGCCCTCGACGTCGAAGCTGATGTAGTCGTCGCCGATGAACTCGATGTTCTTGGCCGGGCCGAACTTCACACGATACCAGTCGGCCAGCACGGCATTGCCGGTGCGCTCGTTGATGCCGTCGAAGATGACGTGATATTCGCGGGTCAGGTTGATCTGGCCCTCGATGCTTTCGGCGGCCAGCGCGGTGTAGTCGACCGTGATGTCGTCGCCCGCCACCATGGTGCCGGTCGCCAGCGGGATGATGCCGGCGCGCACGCGGGTGTAGTCGGTGCCTTCGACGTAGGTCGTGGCGCCCTTCTCGACCGTGCACGCCAGCGAAAGGTCTTGCGCCTTGGCAAACACAATCAGGCCGCCGAGCACGATGTCGTTGTGTGCCTCGGCAGACACGGCACCGGCCGCCTGCGTCGTCGCCACGCCGCCGGTTACCAGCTCCAGCACATGCTTTTTCATGTGGCGGAACGACAGGGCGATCTTCGATGCCTTCAGGCGATCGAAGTTATCGTCGAGGCCGCCGCCGGGGTTCTGGAAATCCGGCAATTCCTTGGTCTCGGTCTCGATCGAGAAGCTGCACTTCGAGGTGTTGCCGGCCGGCAGCAGCGGATTGGCCGCGCCGAAAATGCCGAGGTAAGGGGTGCCCTTGAGGATGCCGCTCTGAGTAGCCATGGTGAAAATCTCCTGGTGGTGTCTGGATGGGATGACACCCCGAGTCTTTCACGCGCGCGCGGCCCCGGTCAGGGGGACGCGGATGGGCAAGCGGCTATACCGCGATCCAGGAAGAGCCGTTCCAGCGCTTCAGCGTGGCTGCCACCCAGGCGCTGCCGTTCCAGCGTTTGAGCGCCCCGACCACCCAGGCGCTGCCGTTCCATGTCTTGATCTGGGTGCCGGCTGCTGGCGCGGCGGGAACCTCCAGCTGCACCCACGACACGCGGGCATCGATGGGCGCTGCACCAGCACCGGCCAGGTCGCCATCGAACCAGCCGGCAGCCTGCGCCGTCTCGTCGAACCAGCCGGCCGCTACCGCAGTCTCGTCGAAGACCCCACCCGGATTGGCCACGGCGGCTTACTTCTCCATGACCACCAGCTCGCCGGCGAAGAACGTCGCCGTCGTCGCCGAGGTCAGCACCGAATGCAGCAGGCAGGTGCCGTTGTACAGGCGGATGCCCGGCGTGCCGATGATCTTCTGCGCATTGACGTTGGGGATCGTCGTGCCGATGGTGGCGATGTCGCGGGTAATCATCAGGCTGATCGTGCCGGTCAGCATCGACGTGCCGAGCGTGATGCTCTGGATGCTGCGCACGCCCCGGTCGCCGGCCTGCAGGTTGAACCAGACGATCGTGCCGATGACCGGCGTCGCCGGCACCTGCGAGCCGACGATGGCGGACAGGGTGGCGGTGCGGCCGGAGACGCCATCCGAGTTGGTATAGCTGACGGTCAGGTTTGACCCGACGGCCGCCAGCGTCGAAGCCGTTGTGAACAGCAGCGCGATGCCGCAGCCTTCGCCGTTGGTCGTGCCGTTAATGTCACGGGCAGGCAGCGTCGGCGTAGTGATCGCCTGCGCTCCGGTAGTCGTAACCACCAATCCGGAATTGACCCAGAGGCAGTCGAACAGGACATGCGTGTGATTGACCGAGGCCGCCATATTGACTTCGGTCAGGTAGTTGCCGCCGGTCGTCGGGTTGGCGATGGGGAAGCAGCCATAGTCGTTCGAGCTGGTGCCGTCCGTTACCCGGCCATTGACGCCGGGCGTACCGGCGGCCCAGGCGCCGGGGAAGCCGGCATCCTTGCTGGTGCAATACCAGTAGCCGGTGGCGTCCGAGGCGGTACCCGTCTTCATGAAGCCGACCGAGCGGCCGTTGTAGCTGCCGAGGCCGGACGGTGGATATTCGGCGCCCTGGGCATCGCGGTGCGCCCAGCGCCCCTCTTCGTTGAAGATCATGTTTTCGCCGGGCAGCAGCGTGAAGGCCATCATCTCGATGGCGTTGGTGCCGTCGGTATGCTCGACCGCCACGGTGCACGACTGGCTGGCGTGGTCGTTGGTGATGTTCAGGTGCTTGACGTTGCGCACCGTGCTGGCGGCCGGCGAAGCGACGATGGTGGTTGTCGTCGCCGTGGTGATCGGCGCCGTGTTGGTGCGGCCCGGTGTAACCGTCGTGCCGTTAAGATCGACCCACGATGCATGCACCTCGATCTGCGCAGCGTGGCTGGTGACGACGCGGATCAGGTCGGATGTGGAGGCGAGATTGAGCATGGGAAGTCCTTACGAAGAAACCAGCCGAACGCGCAAGTCGCTGGCGTCGCTGGTGGTGACGGTGACAGTCGCTATGAAGTCCTGATACGACGCCGACAGTGCATGCGGCCCCCAGGATTCGAGCAATGAAGCGCCCTGCCGTAGTTGGACGGTGATGTTTCCGTCGCCGGGCGGGAGTCGATAGCGCAGCCTGGCGCCCTGGATGTTGCCGCTGCCGCCTGCTTCAAACCCGATTTCGCAGGTGCTGGCCGAGGTTGCCTGAATGTAGTCGGCGTCGCTGGCAGTTGCTTCGTCGAGCATGGCGTAGAGGTCGCTGCCGGAGGATGGCGTCCATGCGCCGGTCGATATGTCGCTGGCCGGGGCGACGATGACGGTGTTCGGCTGCTGGAAATCGACGGCATCGCCATCCGGCGGCGTGTAGGACAGGCCGGTTTGCTGGAAGGTGATGGCGTCGCCGGCTGGCGGGGTGTAGCTCATACTGGCGTGAGCCTCCCATGCACCAGGTCGTAATCCGCCCCCCCGGATACATGGGTTACGAATTCGGCTGTTCGCGTCGCGTGAGATGTCGGCGAGACTCCTGTGTAGAACTCTATTTCGTCGAAGTACCCATTGAAGTAGTAGTTGTTGAATCCCGTCGCACTACCTCCACCAAAGATCATGTTCGCGGTCGCGTTGTAGTTTGTCGGGTCGCTCGCCGACGCGTAGGTTGTGCCATCCCTGCGGATCGTCAGCACGCCGTCGGTGCGCTCGACCTCGATGTCGTACCATGTCCCGGCGTTGACCGTCGAGCCGCTTTCGGCGGCGACAAGCGTGGCCGTCGCGCCTTGGTAAACGTTGATTTTTCCATCACCGTTCCCTGTCTGAAGAATCAATGCGCCGGCAACGCCGTAGCCTTTTGAAAATATGGTCTGATAACCTGATTTGCTCACGTAGCGCTGGGCAAAGCGCAGCGAAAAATCTCCGGTGCCTGGGCGAAGTTTCGCCGTGTCCGGCACATAGAATCCATCTCCTGTTCCGTCAAGCAGCAGAGAACTTCCGCCGAAGAACGACTGCGCCGTCGAGATTTGCGCATTTCCGTAAAGAGAGATCGCGTTGCCGCACTCGTCGACAATAGACGTGCTGCCGTTGGCCCCACGGAAGTGCAGCGCGAGCGCAATGTTTTCCGCGTTTGGATTTGGCGTTCCCGCATCCTGGACGGCGAAGTATTCATCGGTCGCCGACGGCACTGTGACAGACCACGCGCCGGTAGAGGCAGAAGACACGGCAAGTGCGATAAACGCGCCGTTCTCGCGCCGATAGACGCGCACCAGCTTTTGCGTCGGCGAGCCGTCTGCATTGCGGCATATTCCTGATAGCGTCGCCATCGCTTAAATCTCCAGCCAGAGATCATTCACTGCCGGGCTGCCCGGCGCCGTGCCGGAGACGGTGATGACCGAACCGGCCAGGGTCAGGTCGACCCAGGCGCTGCCGGTGCACCAGTACGGCTTGTTGTCCGTCGTCAGGCGCACGATGGCGCCGGCCAGGCCCGCGACCGGCGTCGGCAGCGAGCCGACGTCGACGACGGCTTGCGGGCTGAGAAACTTCATTTAGCCGTGCACAACGCAGCGATACTGGTTGGTCGTCGGCGCGCTGGCGAAGGTCAGCGTCACGACGTTGACGCTGGTATGCACCACGTCGCACCAGACCCGCGCGCCGTCAGATACCGTGTAGACCTCCACCGTGACGTCGAGCGTGTTGAGGTTGTGCGTCACTGCGATCGATGTCGCCGAGTTGTCGCCGACGCTGGCGGCATACTTGCGCACGACCACCGCCGTATCGATGCCGACCGTATCGGCGCCTACCGTGATGCCGGTACCGGCGCCGACGTTGAAGTCGGACCCGGAGAGCGTCAGGCCGTTGCCGGCGGTGTAGGCGGCGCCGCCGTCGAACTGGACGAAGGTAATGGCGGTGGCGCCGATGGTGATGGTGCCGGAGGTGTTACAGACGAAGCGCTTGCCGGCGTTGGCCGTGCCGTTGGTCACGAAGACGGCGGCGCCGTTGATCTCGTTGGCGCTGTCGGCATCGGTGGCGCGGGTCGGCGCGCCGGAGGCATTGACAGTGTAGATGCCGTTTTCCGCACCAGCCGCCTGGTCCTTCAGCAGGATGCGATCGCCGGTGACCAGCGTCACACCGTCGACCGACTGGCCATTGGCGAAGCTGGAAGCCAGCGTGCCGGCCGCCGTCGTCGCCACGCGCACCTCATTCTTCCAGGAGATGGCGGCGACGGTGTCGTCGACATACTGCTTGGTCGCCGCATCGGTGCCAGCCGTCGGCGTCGCGACGTTGGTGATGCGCTGGCTGTTGGCCGACACGGCGGCGGTCGGCGCCGCCATCTGGTCGAGGCGGCTGGTGCGCACCTGGGTGTCGAAATCACTGATCGTCGACGCGGTCTGCGTGCCGGTGTGGTTTGCACGCGCCAGCGGGTCGGTCGCCAGCTTGGCCAGTGGGATCGCCCCGTTGGCGACCTTCGCGGCATCGGTCGGAATCCACGCCGTGCCGTTCCAGACCTTGGCGGTATTGTCGGCGGTATCGTAGTAGACCTGGCCGACGGCCGGCGAGCCGGGTGCCGAGGCCAGGTTCTGGAGGCGCGCGTTCTGCAGCTCGTTCTTGGCCAGGTCGATGGGGGTAAGGAATTTTTGCGCCATGCTCGGCTCCTCAGTTCAGGAAGGCAGATCCGCCAAAGGCGGCCATGAAGGTAACGGTGATCTGGTTCGCGCTGTCGTAGGCCACCGCGCCGACGACGACGGTGCCGGCGGAATCGACGATGGTGATCGACGGGTATCGGTTGAGGCCGTGGGCGATCACCCAGGTAGCGGCCGGCGTCATCTGCTGATGCACGTAATTGGCACCGGAGAGGCCGGGGGCGCCGGTCTCGCCCTGGATGCCCTGCAAGCCCTGCGGCCCCGGCAGGCCCTGCTCGGCAACCTCGACCAGCTCGATGGTCTCGACCGGCAGCTCGACCACCTGCACGTCGCTGGGCGCATCGATGACCAGGTACTCGGTCTGGCGCAGCTCGATGATTTCGGCGCTCATTCGCTTTCTTCCAGCAGCGCCAGGCTGCCGCGCAGCAGCAGCGATTCCTTGCCCAGCGAATTCGTGAAATAGAGCCGGTAGCGGGCGCGGGTGCCGGCCAGCAGCGTGTCGGTCTCGTCGAGATCGATGTCGACCCGGCCGGTGACGCCGCCCAGCACGATATGCCCGGAGGCCGTCGAGAATTCGGCCGGCGCCTGGGTGGCGTCGAGCGGGTTGTCGATGACCAGGCGCGCGCTGCAGCCGGCGAGGTCGACCGGCGCTTTGAGCGGGCCGGCCTTGTGGGTATAGCCGAGGTGCCAGGGCAGGCCCTTGACCATCGCGTTGTGGTCGCGCAAATCGAAACGGGCGCCCAGGGCTGCCATCACTCGTCCTCTGCGCCGGCGGTCACGACCTGCGTCGCGAAGGCCAGCGGAAAATAGCCGAAGCCGTCGGTAATCAACGGCGCCGGCGGATCAATGGCGCGCACCAGGCCAAGGCAGCCAGGGCAGCGCCAGCCATCCAGCGCGGCGACGACCTCAGCCAGCAGTGGCGGCGCCTCGTTGCGCACCGCCTGCGCGCCGACGTTCTGGCGGGCGTTCCTGACGACGACCACAACCAGCCAGATCTCGCGCCAGCGCGAGCTGCTGCCGTCGTCGTCGGACAGCGGCTGGTAGCTGTGCAGCACGACGTGCGCGGCCGGCGTTACCTGCGACTTTTCCTTGACGCCCGCCAGGTCGGCCGTCGAGAAGACGTTGTCGCCCGCCGTCGGGCATTTGGCCTTGAGGCGCGCCTCGATCAGCGGGCCGGCGTCGAGCAGTGCCATGTCAGGCTCCGGTGAACGGCGAGGTGCGCCGCCCGGTCACGATCTCGACCAGGCCTTGCGCGCTGTTCTCGGCCGGGGCGGCAGCCGCCTCGAAACGCATCCTGCCGGCGGCGACGGCGGCGAGCACGGACCGCGCCTTTTCGGCACGATCCGTCACCACCTTGGTCGGCGCATCGTCGTAGAGCGATTCGCGCGCCAGGTCGCAGGCGATGCGCGTCAGCAGATCGGGCACCGGCGCCATCGGCAGGGCATAGCGCCCGACCAGGGCGGCGTCGATCTCGGCATCGGCATCGCCCAGCGCCCGCGCCACCTTCTCGGCGTCGATCTCGCCCGTGCCATCGACATCGGCCACCTGGGCGATGTCGGCAAAACGGGAAAGCAGCTCGGCGAGGGTGGCGTAGGCCATGCGTTACTTGCCGGTCTTGTCGGCAGCGACGGTAACGCGCTTGACCGTCAGCAGCGGTTCGGCTTCGAGGGCGGCGACCTGCTCATCGGTGAAATCCTTGAGCGGCACCGTCGTTTCCTCGGCGGGCCATGCGCGGCCTGCGCGACGGAAACCGTCCCTGGTGGCACGCACGGACAGGTGGGTTGCTTTTTCATTCGCCATTTCGATCTCCTGGTGGGTTGGTCAAACGTTCAGAAAAGCCCACTCGCTGAGTGGGCTTGGTCTCAACGCTCGCTCACGATCAGGTCGTACCATCCGAACCGAAAGCGGTCTGCCAGAAGCCGTAGCCGCCGGCGGCGCGCGCTTCGGCGCCGAACTTGAATTTCTTGCGGCCGAACACGTCGTCGGCCTGCGGATCGATCTGCTGCACGAAGACCGGCGCCTTGCGTTCCTGGTAGATGAACGGCTTGACGGCCTTGGTCGTGTCGAGCAGGAACCATGCGGTGTCGGAAGTCAGGCGCGCATCGCAGACCACCTCGGCGGTGCCCTTGTAGGGATTCGGCTTGCCATCCTCCAGGCGCTCGGAATTCATCAGCGCCAGCGCGATGTCTTCCAGAGCAGGCGGCACCAGTAGCACGTTCGGCGTGATGTTCAGCGGGCGCCCTTCAGCATCCTTGAACTTGCGCATGGCTGTGCGGTAGGCGCCGTAGCTGGCAGTGGCCAGCGCCAGCGTGCTGATCGTCAGTGCCTTGGTGCCCTTGTTGGAAACCGAGGCGCCGGCGACGTCATGGTCGGTATCGAAGAAATACTGGCCGTCGAAACACTTGTTGGCAAACCCGCCATTGACCAGGTCGAAGACGATCTCGTCCGGCAGCTGCTTGGCCGACTCGCCGGCCATCTGCGCCTGCGGAGCGTAGATGCCGAGGGTATCGTCCTCGATGTCGTTGCGATCAACCTCGACGGTGGCCTCGAAATCATCGTTCTTGATGGTGTACTTCGCGGCTTCCAGCGCCTTGACGTTCTTGTCGCCGATCCACTTGCGCATCTTCGGGAACTTGGACAACCAGGCATAATCGTTCTGGCCGGTCGTGCTCGGCACCTTCATGGCGATCCTCTCCCAGACCGACGGGGCGGCGGTGAAGGCGTTGTTGAAGGTGGTCTTGAGGGCGATGAACGCAGCGGATAGGCTGTCCTTGTTCACCAGCATGCCGCCAAGCATGAGCATGGGCAGGCCGTCCGAGGCGGGCTGCGCGAAGGCCGGACCGAAGGCCAGCGCGGAAAGCGTGATGGCGATGAACGCCAGCGGCTTGATGAGAGGATTCTTCATTGCGATTCTCCTTGGGTGATCTGTGATGGCGGGCCGATTACTCGACCCAGACGCCGTCAGCTTCGAACTGGACGAGCTTGCCGCCGGCCGAACGGGTGTTCGTGCCGTTCGTCTTGGCCACCGTTTCGTCGTCGACGATGTAAACCGTCTTGCCGAGGTCAGCCTGAACGAGTGCGTCGGCGCCGTGGTTTTTCCACTTGAACGCCTTCTTGCGGCGCACCGCGATGGTCTTGTCGCCGTTGGCGCCGGCCGAGTTGTCGACAGACTCTTCGGCGCGGCCGAGATAGGTCAGCGTCGTGGCCACCGAGCCGGGGGCTGCAAAGCCGCTGGCGTTGGCAACCACCAGGGCGCCGGCGTAAATCCTGGTCGAAGCGGCGACCGGCACCGGGATGATTTCGCCATCCTTGAACGGCGTATTGCGATCTTGCGTCAGCGACATTTCAGTCTCCTGTGGTGGTAATGGTCAGATCGGGTCAGGCCGCAGCCTTGCCCTTGAGGAAATCGTCGTGGGAGATGCCGAATTGCGCAGCGACGGCGGCCTCTTCGGCGGTCAGCGCGGCGACGCCTTTGTCCTTGCCAGGGTCTTTGCCGTCGCTCTGCATGCCGCCCAGGGCGACGATGGCCGGCGTCTTCTCGACGTAAGCCTTGAGCGCGGCGAGGTTGGACTTGCCCAGCTCGACCGCCCACTCCTTCTGCGCCGGCAGCAGCTTGCCGGCGGTCAGCGCGGCGTCGACCACCTCGGTCACTTCGCCGTTGTTGAGGCGGGCAGTCAGGCTGGCGACCTGCGTCTGCAGGCTCTGCATGGTTTCGACCGGCACGAACTTGGCCGGGTCCGGGTTCGCGGCCTTCAATGCGGCGACCTGGGTGGTGAGGCCGTCGGCGGAGTCCGCCTTGGCCTTGAGCGCAGTCACCGCCGACAGGGCATCGGCTTCGCTGGCGGTATCCGCCAGGCCGATGGCGGCCAGCAGCTTCTTGAGGGTTTCGTTCACGGGGGGTTCCTCCTCGGTTGAAAAATCGTTGAGCGCCGTCAGGGCTGCAGCCGCCATGCCGTCAAGGCCGGCGTCGTTGGTTAGTGCAGCCATACGGATATAGAGCACCTCGCCGGTGGCGGGGTCGTAATTGAAAACTGGGGAAATGAACTTGTATTCGTCACCGTCGAGCATCGCGGCAGCGCGCCCGGTCCAATCCGCGGGAGCGAACACCCCCTCGCCATCGCGCCATTCCAGGGCGCTACCGGCGAACCAGCCGGCCGCCGGGGCAGGCTGGCCGTTCTCCTTGGCCAGCAGGGTCTGGTGCTCGTAATCGATGACCAGGGGATTGACGCGGCTCGCCATGCGGGCCTTGAGGCGCGCGAAGATGGCGGCGTCTATCTTCCAGTGCGGCGCGTCTGCCGGGCGGCCGGAACCGTCGGTCGACCGAAAGGTGCCGGCCGGCAGCAGTTGAATTGACGAGCCGGACCGCTTCAGCTCAACACTGAGCGCGGCGACGGCGGAAGGGGTGCGGTGGATTGCCATGCCGCCGATTCTGATCGGCGGGAGGCGGGGTGGTCAGGGGGAAGGGCTTGGGCGGGCTGGCCGAATAGAGGATAAGGCGCCCTGTCGCGGTCGACGCCTAAAAATGGGCAAAAATGACTTTTGCGCAAAAAGGGCCGCTGCATACCGCAAGAAATCCGCAGTGCAACTGGTGTTACACAGCCGCAGGCGCGCTTTTTCGGCTAACCGCAGGCATCGGGCAGCCCCACCCAGAAAAATCGCCACACGGCGCCACCCTGCCCGTTCCGGTCGGGCGTTCCGCCCAACACCAACCAGGCTGCGCCCGGAAGTAGCGCGCATGACGCCCTACACCCTGCGGGGCAAACACCGTCACCCGCCCTTGTTTTTCCGACTGGCGACATACCGATAGACCTGCTCAAGCTGTTGGTTATCAAGCTCGGTCAGACTGGTCGCCTTGAAATTCTTGGCAACATAACGGTCGACCGCATCAGGGTCCATCTTGCTATTGATCTTGATGTAGGCGTACTTGCGCTTGCGCCAGGCGTCGCCATCCTTGACCGGCGCGCTGGCCATCGAATCAAGACGACCTACCCATTGGTGCAGATATTTCTGCGCCTTGCCAAAATCCTCGGCACGGATTAGGCGATATGCGGGTACGCCGCAGTGAGCGTTCAATGCGCCCCAGATCGCACGATGACCACGCGGCTTGGCTTTCAACCGCTGCTCGGTCTCAACTACCTTGTCGACCAGCGCGTGCAGCGCTGCGGCCTGCTCGTCAGAGATGTGCTCGTCACCAGGTCTGACCTCGGCAATGGTTTTCTGAACATGGCTCTGAGTATTCACCTGGTGAATCGTGCCGCCATTGATCACGCCAATCACGTTGCCGTTGTTTCCTCCGCCGAAAGCCACGCCGGGCGCAGAAACCGCCTTTTCAGCCTCGCGCGCATTGGCTGAGTGGATGCCGAGCAGGACGTACTGAACGTCAATACCAAGCGCTGCCGCCTTAGCAACGAACTCTGCCCCCATTTCGCGCTGCCCATTTTCATAGCGCCGAAGCGTCTCCGTTGCAATTCCGAGCACGCGGCAAAACTCGCCCTGGCTAATCCCTAGCCTCCCGCGCTCTTCCGACAGCCGAATTGCTATATCCGATCTTTCGATACCCATAACGCACCAAATGGTTGACACCCCACCAAATGGTGGGATAAGATTAACGCAACATCACGCACTAAACACATTAACCACAGCGACACCAGCCACGGAGGCCGCCATGACCAGACAGCAGTCCAACCAGATCAAACACCGCCTGCGCCAGGAGGGCTTGACCCTTAAGGCTTGGGCGGAAACCCACAACTTCAAATACCGCGACGTCTCCGACGTCTTGCGCGGCGTCCGCCGCGGCAACTACGGCGTCGGGCGCGACATTTACTTCGCTCTCGGCCTCAACCCCGACCTCGAACAGCTCGCCGCCTGAAAGGGATCGTCATGCCGCAATTCAAGAATCAACTCTTTCCACGGCGCGCTGCCCGCAAGCTAGCCCCAGCGCTTACGCATCAGGCCATCTACAAGGCCCGCGCCACCAACCAGCCCGCCACCCAGCAACAACCCGCGCACTCGGCGAGTCGAGGCCAGCCCATCACCAGGGCGCATGAGCGACTCGTTATTTACTTCATCGGCAAGGGCTACAACCGCTCGCAGATCGCCCGCCAGATCGGAATCTCCCGCACCTCGGTTTCACTGCTCGCCGCCGGCAAATACCCGTTCGGCGCCCACGCCTAAACCATTAAAGAAACCACCATGCCCAAATTCGACGCCGCCGGCCTCTGCTTCGACGCGCCCATCTGGGGCGACGGCCTTATGTTCAACGGTCTTCGCCCCGATGCGCCGCTGATCGGGTCAGGCGAGCCTGCTCCAGCGCACCGGCAATCTCTTTCATCACCCCTGCCGACACAACCAGGTGCGGATACTGATCGCGGGCCGCAGCCATCAGACGAAGGTCGCGGCAATACGCTACGCCATCCAGATTCCCCCGTTGCTCCTGCTCCGTGACGAACAGCATGAACGCCCGAGCCACGCCATCCACCTTTCCGAGCAACACCTCGTATTGGTCGTCGTTCATGGATTTCACCTCGCGTTTCGATGACTTGAATTTAGCCACGCGCAACACGTTTGCATAGTAGCAAAACCGTAGTTTTTTTGGCCCCTTTGTTTCAAGGACTTTCCAATGACCAGCCGAAACTGGAAGCACCCGCCGCAAAGCATCGCCGAGGCGATGGAAGCCTGCCTCGCGCATGCGCTGACCAAGCACCGCCGCAGCACCGACCACGTGGCCGCCGACATGGGCCTCGCCAACAAGTGGACGCTTTACAAGTATCTCGAATCCGGCCGCCTGCCGGCGGTGCTGATCCGCCCCTTCGAGGTGGCCTGCCGCGCCGACCACATCACCCGCTACCTGGCGCACGCCGCGCACCGGCTGGTGATCGACATCCCCACCGGCAAGCTGCCGGCGACCAGCGACCTGGCGGCGGTGCAGGCGGCGACGCATGAAGCCACTGGCGCCCTGATCAACTTCGCCGCCGGCCGCGCCAATGCCGCCGATGTGATCGCCGCCGTGACGGCGGCCATGGAACAACTCGCCTGGCACCGCGAGAACGCTGCCCGCGCCGCGCAGCCCGAACTCGAACTGGAGGCCGGCGAATGAGCAAGGACATCTACATCAACGCCGCGCAGCAGCGCCTGCTCAAGATGGTCGTGCTGCTGGCCGGCAACGAGTTCAGCGGCCTGGCGCCTTCCGACCTGGCCAAGGCGCTGGACACCAACCCGAGCAACGTCACCCGCGACCTGGCGAACCTCAAGGAAGCCGGGCTGGCCGAAACGCTGCCCGACACCGGCCGCTGGCGCCTGGGGCCGAAGCTGGTGCAGATCGCGCTGGCCTTCAGCGACCACATCAGCCGTTCATCGGCCCGCATGGACGAGCTTCAACAACGCTACACCCGCCAACCGTAAGGGAGAGAACAAATGGGACGCAACCCCCTGCCATCCGCCATCCGCCCGCCGCTCGATATCAACAACGAAGTGCTGCAGGGCGACCTGGAGAAATCCGCCGCGCTGCCGGCCACGCTGGCCGCGATGGAAAAGGACACCACCGCCCTGGCCAAGACGCTGGGCTATGACGGCCCGCTGGCGCCTGACCTGTTGGAAGAAGGCGCCCGCGAAAGCCTGACGCGGATCAACTTCGAGATTTTCTCGGTCGGCGCCCGCCTGTTGCTGCTCAAAGCGCAGTGCCCCCATGGTGAATTTGTCGAGCGCCTGGAGCACCTCGGCATTGAATATCGAATGGCTGCGCGCATGATGCAGGCCACGCGCAAGTTTCCAAATGTGTCGACGTCGACACATTTGATCGCCCTCGGAAAATCAAAAATCTTCGAACTGGTCGTGCTCGATGACGAAGAGGCCGAAGCCTTCGCCAACGGCGAAGAGGTGCGCGGCATTACCCTTGACGATGCGGCCACGATGTCGGTTGCCGAGCTACGGCGGCGCGTTCGCCAGGCTGAGGCCGACAAGGAAGCCGATGCCGCCAAGGTCAGGGCCAGCGTCTCCGGAGAACTGGCAGCCAAAGACCGGCTGATTGCCGACGGCAAGAAGCGCATCGCCGAACTGGTCGAAGAAAAGAACCGCCGCGAAGGCATGACCGACAGCGAGCTGGCGGTCGAGCTGGAGCGCGACCTGACCGAGGCGACGCTGCTGTGCATCGGCAGCACGATCCCGCTGCACAAGGCGGTCGATGCCATTCGCGGGCTCGACCATGTGCCGCAGGGCCTCTATGTCGCCATGCAGGCGGCGATTCACCGGGTATTGAGCGAGGTCGAAACCATCGCCAACGACTACGGCATCAGCCTCGATTTCGGCCTGCCGACGGTGGCGACGGCCGATCCGCTGGCCGCCCTGGTCGATCTCGACGACCCGAACGCAGACGAAGACTTCGAAGCGGCGCAGTGATGGAGACGACCATGGCACTGACGCCGGAACGCATCATTTCCCTGAAGGCCGCCAGCGAGGCGCTGGCCGGCGCCGGACACGGCCAGAAGCGGGAGGTTGCCGACAAGCATGCCAGCCTGCTGGGCTGCGACGTGAAGACGCTTTACCGGCAGATCGCCGAGGCGGGCTTCGGCGCGCAACGCAAGCGGCGCAGTGATTTTGGCCAGCTATCCATCAGCAAGGACGAGGCCATGAAGATGATGTCGATCAAGAAGGCGGCGCAGCGTGCCAATGGCAAGGACAACCTGGCCGTCGGCGATGCCGGCTCCCTGGTGCGCTCCAACGGCCTGGCGGCGCTGGGCCGGCTGGACAAGGAAACCGGCGAACTGGTGCCGGTCAGCGAAGGCACGCTGCGCCGGGCGATCAAGGCGCACCGGCTGGACCTCAAGACCCTGAACGCGCCGGCGCCGCACCGCGGCCCGCAGAGCCTGCACCCGAATCACGTCTGGCAGATCGACGCCTCGGTCTGCGTGCTGTTCTACCTGGACACCGGCGGCCTGGGCGTCATGGAGGCCGACGAGTTCTACAAGAACAAGCCGGAGAACTTCCAGAAGAAGGCCAAGGCGATGGTGATTCGCTACGTGTGCACCGACCATTACAGCGGCACCGTGCATTTTCGCTATTACCTGGGCAACGAATCGGGCGAGATGCTGTGCAACTTCTTCATCGACTGCATTCAGCCGAAAGAGAACGAGAAGGACCCGTTCCACGGCGTGCCGCTGATTGTCGTGGTCGACCCCGGCAGTGCCAACAAGGGCCAGATGTTTCAGACCCTGTGCCGCCAGCTGGGCGTCAAGGTCATCGTGCACCGCCCGAAGAACCCGCGCGCCAAGGGCAGCGTGGAAAAGCACAACGACATCATCGAGCGCGGCTTTGAAGGCCGGTTGATCGCTATTGAAGTCACCAGCCTGGAACAGCTCAACGCCGAAGCCGACATCTGGCGCCGCTATTTCAACGGCGCCCGCCAGCACCGGAGGCACGGCCATACCCGCTACGGCTTCTGGCAGACGATCCGCGCCGAGCAGCTGCGCCTGGCGCCGGCGCCGGAAATCTGCCAGGCACTGATGACCGACCGCACCTGCAAGCGCAAGGTGAAGGGCGACCTGACGGTCGATTTCGACAATCGCGTCTTTACCGTGGCGCACCTCGGCCACCTGAGCGTCAAGCAGGAAGTAACGGTCGGCTGCAACCCCTACCGGCAGGACGCGATCCTGCTGATCGAGAAGGACGAGCATCGGCGCGACGTGCATTACATCTGCCCCGAGGTCGCTTTCAACGAGGCGGGATTCCGCCGCGACGCGCCGGTCTGGGGCGAAGATTTCAAGGCCTTCGCCGATACGCCGGCGGTCAGGGACATGAAGGCGCTGGAGCAGATGGCCTACGGCGTCGACGGCAAGCTGGAAGTCGATGCGGCGCGCCGCGCCAGAAAGCCGGTGTTCGGCGGCCTCGACATCAGCAGCCACCTGGAAGCGGCAACGCCGGCCAGCTACATGCCGCGCCGCGGCACCGAAATGGATGTCGCCTCGCCGGTCGCCGCCGGCAGCAAGGGCGATGTGCTGGCCAGCCCGGCCGCCCTCGCCATCGAAGCCCGCGCCCTCAACCTGGTGCAGCTGGCCGGCCGCCTGGCCGCCGCCATGCCCGGCGAATGGACGGCGGCGCACTACCAGCAGCTGGCCGGCTGGTATCCGCAAGGGGCACTGGAATCGGAAGTCGCGGCGATCGTCGATCGCCTGAAAGGTTTCACGGAACCCCCACGCCTGCGGGCGGTGGGCGGTGCCTGAAGAGGTGCCCGCCACTGCGTTGGAGCGCAAGTGACGGGCGGTTTGCAGCAGAACTAGCACGGAGATTTAAGCATGAAAACGTCTCGCAACCAAATCGGGGAGGTGCGCCATGAGTGCCTTGCCTGCCATTTTTAGAGGGCATCCCTACATGCCGATCAAGCTCAAAGGCGTGCTGATCAAGCACGGCATTTCTCACCCGGCGCTGGCGGCCGAGATCAAGCAGGCCAAGGATGTGCCGCTCAGCCGCACGGCGCTGAACCAGATCCTCAACCACTCGTATTTCCCGCGCAACACGACGCCGGAAGCGATCAAGGCGCAGATCGAGGCGGCGCTGCTGGCGCGCGGCATCGACCAGGCCGAGCTGGGCGGCGCCTGGGAAGCCGACGTCGACGACGCCTATCGCGGCGTCTACCCGATCGGCGCGCACGTCGGCAAGGCCGGCCCGAGCAAGCGCGCGCTGAAGGTCGTCACCACCGAGCCTGATTTCGAACCCATGGAGATTCACATGCTGTCACCCCTGGCCAAGCGCCATTTCAAA